TTTTGTAAGTCTGTTATCTGTTTTAATTGCAGTTCATTCCTTAGCTCTAAACCAGTGATTAAAAGATTGAATTTATTTATTATAGATTGCTGATCCTTAATTAATTTATTCTGCTTCTCTATTATGTTATATGCTGACTCTACTAATGTGGTTACTTCTTTCATTGTTCTCTATTGTTTATCTTATCTAATTCAAACTCTAAATGATTAATGGCTTTCTGTATGCAGTCATAACTAGAATCGTGTTTACGTTCTGCTCTTATCAGATATGCAACGGCCGATCCTATATTATAGCTTAAATTAAAATCTTCTATAATCTTCCTACATTCATAATGATATACTTCTCCAATATAATAGTTAGGTATCTTATTTACTTTGTACTTACTCATCTTTATTAGTTTTAAATTCTTCAACTCTTTTTTTAAATGCTTTTCTTCTTTGTTCTAATCTCCAGTCAAAGTAAAAGAATAAAAATATATATCCCATTAGAATCATTAGTAAGCAAATTAATATTAATTTCATTTCTTTTTACGTTTAGTTTTATTCCAGATAGTTTTTTGATTGTGATGAGATAGGCAAAGCGTTTGTAAGTTATCTTGATTTAACATATCTCCTCCATCGTTTATTTCTATTATGTGATCCACTATTAATTTTTCAATCGTTATCTTTCCTTCTTCTTCACACCACTTACAGAATGGGAATTGTTGAATGTGATACTTTCTTAATCTTCTCCAAGCTCTGCTATTATAAAAGTCTGCATTAATTGTAGTACTTTTATTACTTGTTTTGCTCTTAGAACTTGCTATCCATTTCTTTTTCTTTCCCTTTGGTAAATTAGGCATTAGTTTAAAAAGATATTGTTATCGTCCTCTGTTATTCCTGGTAATGAATACTCTATTTTAATTATTGGAGGTAATCCATTATCGTTAATCCATTCATCAACAGAATCTATTAGAGCATCTATTGCTCTTGCTTGAGCTTCGTCTAGTAGTTCTGTATCGCTAACTATTATCTCAACGCTTACGCTTGCTATTATCTTCATAATATTTATTATGTTCTTTAATGAATCCTTTGATAAAATAATGTATAAATACTAATACCATTAAAGGTAAAACACAAAATAAGATAAATATAGATAGTGTAATATTAAAAATGTTTTTTAGTATATTCAATATCTCTGTAAATTTTAGTCTCATAATTATTATTATTTTGACTTTGCTTGTTAGTATAACATATATGATTCTCTGACATTCCGAACATCAACTGAAAACCTATATCACTATTTATAATTTTTGGCATAACTAATCTTAGAGAGTCATCTTCTTCTCTTTCCCAAATCTCCTGATGTAGAGTAGTTTTATTCAAGACTAGATTTATATTTGTTTATTATTCTTTCCATTTGCGCTTCTCTCCATATAGGGAAGTCATAAGCTTGTTCTCCTTGTTCCCATACTCTATATAATACCGCTCTTAATCTTTGACTAGATGTCTTAGTTTTACCTATCTCAAAGTCTGTTGTAAATTGCTCAACCTCTTCTTGTTCTGCTTTGCTTATGTCATCAGAAGATATTAAAACCATTCCTGGACATTTGCGTAAGCTAAAAACTCTCATCATTGTTTCGTCTGGCATCTCTTGACAATGTAAATTAATACTTATCGTGCCATCTGCTAATGTGGAAACCTTATTGATTCCAGCCTCTATTATTACTGATTTCTTCATTGTTTGCTAATATATAAAATAAATTCAATCTCTAAACCTTGCTCTATTAGACTTATTAAGATTGTATTGTTAATTAAGTTCTCTAATCTTTTGCTTGTATATTTCGATTGCTTCCTCATAATCTACTCTATTTAATTTTGTTGTTATGTGCATTCTAGACTCTAATTCATCTACTGTACCCTTTCCCCATTTATTCTCTACTCCTCTAGCTGCTTTTATTTGATTGCCATTTAAAAAGGTATTGCAGTAGGAACACTGGCTATTAACGTTCTTTTCTGAGTATCGAATACTAAGGTATCGTCTTGAGAATAGATGTCCAGCATGAATTGATCCTCCAAAAGCTGGAGCTTCTTTGCCACAACTAATACATTTACAATTACCTTTATAATCAGAATCTCTTAATCTAATGTATTCGCTAAATATCTTATCTAATTTCTTTTTAAGTTTGCTTATTGTAGCCATTTTTTGTAGATTCTATTATTTCTTTGCATAATAAATAAGGTATTTTACTCCTTTCATAATTATTTTTTAATCCTTGCGTTCCTGTGTTACTACCTCTTGGAGAAGATTCATGATGACAATTTATATTATTATTAAAACATTGTTCTTTTGGAATCCATCCATTTTCATTAAATAAATTACAAATGTTATTGCTAAATATATCAGTTGGCTTTGCTCTATTATCTCCATATTTACAATACCATACTGTTGTTTTTGGTATTCCTAACATATATTTTTGTTTTCTTAATAAGCCTCTAGGATTCTCAATATAATAAATACAATTATAATGTTTTATTAATTCTAAAGTCTTTTTTACTAATCTATCTGACTTTAAAGCAAATTCAGATAATTTATTATTTGTTGGTCTATGATGACTAATAGCAGCAATAGAGTATGTAGTACAAGGAGGAGATGCCCATATCATATCTGGTATAAATGGAATATCTTTAGGAGATAAAAATTCTATGTCTTTAACTAAATTTATATTTTTAAAATTGTTTATGTCAACACTAAAAACATTACATCCTAAATCATCAGCAACATTACCAATAGACCTACTACCAGCAAATAACTCTAAAATATTCATTTTCCTATCTTTTTAACTTCTCTATTTTGAAGCTGCTTTCCCATTGTTTCCAGTCTTTTCTTGTAAATACTATATTCTTCTATTTGATTAGTTTGTCTTTTAAGTTGTTCTGAAGTCCCAAAATCTCTAATAAACTTGTTCCAAGTTGGAACATTAATAAATACTGGAGGATCAGTTTCTCTCAATCCTCTATTCAAAGCATATTTAATCCATTCTAACTCCATAAATTGATATTTAGTAGCTAAATCATCAACAAAGGTATTAGTTAAAATAACAACCATTTCCGACTCAGGTTTCTGTCCTAATTGTATAAATAACTCCTGAAGTATATCATAACAATCTTTTTTTAATTTTTTTAAATCGTTTTCATATAAATACTTTATTTGTTTAGTTTTATCTTTCATAATAACTTCATTAGCTTGTTAATATTATTGTGTAAACTATCTACAACGATATTAAACAAAAATGTGTTTTTTTTAGTTTGTTTTTTAATCTTTGCAAATTTATGATGTTTAGATACATTTTTATAGTGATAACCTGGATATTTGCTTTTTAGTTTTTCTAATCTATTCATATTATTTATAACTTTTACGTTCAGTTACTGGCAGATGATTATTATTTTCTTTTAATAAAAGATAATCTTCATAAGCTTGTTGAGAATCTTTTAAAATAGATTTATAATCTTCTATTTTATAATCTTGTTTAGTATTATCCAAATTGAATAATAATGCTTGTAGTTTTTTTATTGCTAAATATTTATAATCTTTTGCTCTCATTTTATTAATGTTTAGTTTTATTTTGATTTACTTGTCTTTGAGAAGTATAACCCATATATAAAAAATACATATCCCATTTAATTTTCCTACTTATTCTGTATTTATCATTTTTAGACAAATACATCATTCTTTTTACTATCTTATTCATTAGATTGCTTTTTTACTTCGATTAATATATCCATCAAACTATCATATATATACTCCAGCTCTTTGCTATTATCAGTCATTTTAAGAATCTCTTTCTCATATTGTCTAGCAACCTTAATTAATCTGTTAAATTTTAACTTTACTATTCCAGAATGTGATCCTTTTAAATTGTAAAGCTGCTCATTAAAACATCTAAAAGTTGCTATTAATAAATTTAAATCTATTGTGTCTTGTTTAGTCATCGAATTGTTTATTTAGTATTTCTAATCCTTTATTATATTCATTCATTAAATCGTTAATCTTTCTATTTTTTTCGCTTTTAAGAGCAAAAATTCCGATCCAGCCATTCTCCATTGATTGCTCCAGGATCAAAGCTTGTTCTTCTTTTGAAGTAGATAATTTAAGCAGTTTTTTAATCGCTGCTTTTTCTCCTAAGTTTTTATAAGACTTCCTATATTCTTTTTTTCTAAAGTTTTTCCAGGATTCCCAAGCTTCAACATTTAACTCAAATGGATATTCAAGCCCCTCTGTTTTACTATTATTAGTATTTAGTTTAATTAAGTCTTTAGTATTATTAGTATTTAGTAGTGGTTGATTTTGTATATCTACATTTTCTACATCTACGTTTTGTATATGTAGCTTTTGTGTGTATGGTTTTTCATAAATAATATAATCCCATCCAACTATTTTACCATTACTTCTATTTTGTTCTCTTTCTAAATATCCATTTTCTTTAAGTTCCTTAAAAGCTGAATAAATAGCTCTTTTTCCATCTTTATGCCATTTTTCTACTTCTTCTACATAAAGCTTCCAATCATTAGGTAGAGCTAGAATATGACATAATAAACCTTTAGCTTTTAAGCTTAAATTATTATTGAAGATAAACTCATTATTAATAGTAGTAAAGTTTTGATCCTTTTTAACTCTAATTAACTTCATATTAAAATATTTCTTTTTGTTCTAGTTTTTCTTTAAATCTTTTTTCAGCTTCTTTAACATTTAAAATAGCTTGTTTATAATAACTATCTTTTAATTCTATTCCAATAGCTTTACGACCTAAAGAAACTGGACTATAAACTTCACTACCTACTCCCATAAATGGAGTAAATACAACCTCGTTAGGATTAGAGTATAATTGTACTATTCTATCAATTACATCTAATTGTAATGGATGTACGTGCTTTTCGTCATCTTCTTCTTTAGTTTGTTTAAAAGGTAAAACATTATCAATTCTAATATCATCCCATACACTAGATGCGTATCTTTGCCATATATAATGACTTAATTTATTAGTCTTTGGATCTTGATGTCCTTTAAAAGTTTTATTTAAATAATCCCATAATTGAGCAGAGTTTAAATCTGAATCATTAGCATTATTCCAAGCTCTTAAAATATTAGGTAATACTGGTATTTCTCCAGCATAATACTCTAAACCTTTTTTATGTGTTACTGGTACTTCATTTTCTCCTTTTTTAGTAAAAATTAATACATAATCAGGCATAGCAGTAAAACATTTAGTAGAATCTTCAACTATAAATTTGTGCATTAAAGACTGGACCATAGTTCTCATTCTTACCTTTAATGGCTCTTTCCATATTGTAATACGATTTCTATATTCAAATCCATACTTTTCATGCAATCTAATTATTTCATGCGGAAAGTCCCATAACCTACAAGTATTATCAAAAACATCTGTACAATGAACGGCATTAATACGACCTTTTTTAGTTACTCTAGCCATTTCTTTAATTAAATACTCATATTGCTCTAAAAATTGTTCCTTGCTTTCACAATTACTAAAATCCTTTTCGCTACTTGAATAATTATATAATCCAGCAAAAGGAGGAGAATATACTGATAAATCTATACTTTCATCTGGCATAGTTGTTATTACTTCCATGCAATCACTATTATAAATAGAATAGTTTTTTTCGTGTGTTTGTTCTTTTGTCATTTTATAAAAATTTTGGTTTAATTATTTCTTGATTAAATTCTTTTACTTTTATTTCAAAAGTATTATTTACATTATTAGTTAAGTTTGTATGTAATTCTATTGCTTTTTTCGTTTTCTTTTTTAATGATTCTAATACGCTGGTTTGTCCATCAGAAATAACTATATCAATATTAACTTCATTCTTTTGTCCAAATCTCCAAAATCTTCTAATTGATTGGTAATATTGTTCGTAAGAATAAGTAGGAAAAAATACAGAATGATTACAATGTTGCCAATTTAAACCCATTCCAGTCATTTTAGCCTTTGTTATAATTCTTTTTATTTTACCATTTGCAAAGTCTAATAATATTTCTTCTTTTTTTTCCATTGATTGACTACCAATAATCTCAATAGCTTCAGGATCTAACTCTTTTAAGATTTTACTTTCTTCATTTCTATTACACCAATAAACAGAAGTCTTACCCTTAGCTAATTCAACTGCTTTAATACATCTTTCTTTTATAGTTTGTTTTACTTCTTGTCTAACTTCATTAAAGCCTTTAGCTGGTCTATTAAACATTTCTATCTGTCCATTAAACTCTAATAAACTATTATTTTTAACTACGTGAGTATTTACATTTAATTTAGGTAAAATATATTTATCATCACTAAAACCAATATCGCTAGGCATTTTTATCATTAATGCCCATTGATTAACCCAAGTAAAAAAATCCTTTTCTGCATGAGGTTTCAAATACCATTTTTCACCAGCGTGTTTAGGATCAATGCTATTGTTATTATTTTTAAAAAACTTACCTAACATATCTGTATATCCTAAATATCCTAAAGCCTCTGAACTTGTACCTAATTCTATAAAATCGTTAGGAGATGGAGTAGCAGTAGATAAAAATCTATAAGGTAATTTTTTTACAAATGATGTAATTTGATTCTTAATTTTACCGTCAAAGTTTTTTAATATACTGCTCTCATCTAAAACTACTCCTACAAAATCTAAACTATTAAAATAGTGTAGTCTTTCATAATTACAAATAACTATTTTTTTTGTATGAGATCCATCTTTAGAGTATTCTATATTATCTATTCCCATTTTTTCAGCTTCTAAAATAAATTGAAAAGCTACTGCTAAAGGAGTTAATATTAATACTTTTTTATTAGTATGATTAACAACATTTTGAGCTAAAGATAATTGTATTAAAGTTTTACCTAATCCAGTATCGGCAAATACTGCCATTCTGCCCTTTAAACAAGCTCTATTTATTATTTCCTTTTGAAAGTCAAAAGCCATATCTGGAATGTAATTAGATTTAAAACCATAATTACCTAATAAATGTTTTTTACTTTCTAAAAACTCTTTATACTGCATCTCTTAAACTGTATTTAGATATTATCGTTTTTCTTCCTAGTCTAGTTTCTACTTGGACTCTTTCATCTGGTATAATAATACCCTCATTTCTTAAGCAGTAAATATGATGGCTTAATCGAGTTATTCCATACTCCATAATAGCATCCCAGCTTGTTAATGATCCGTATGTTTTTAAATGATTTAATACTTGCTCTTTTTGTGTTACTTTTTTAGTCATTGTTTTTCTGTATTAGTTCGGTTTCTATTCTTAAATTCTCTGCTTTTAGTTCCTTTATTTCGTTAATTAGTTCATCAGCATTTATAAAAGATATATTTTGTTTATAAAGCTCTACTAATTTATCAAATCTATCTTTATAATAAATATCTGAAGTCATTAGATCCTTATGTTGTTTTAACTGATGTATTACACTAGCATGATTCATATTAAATTTATCTGCAATATGTAATATTTTCATATTTAAATAATCTTTAGCCATACTAAAAACCATTCTTCTAGCATCTACTATATATCTCTTTCTGCTTCTACTATCTAATTCCTCTAATGATATATTAGTAACAGAACAAGCTGTTTTTTTTATTTCTTGAAATTTGTCCATTAATTAATTTTTTAATAATTCTAGATCCTTTTTACAAGCTTCATGAGTTACTTCACATAAGTGAACTCTTTTAATTGTATTGTCAGCAAATTCTCCTTTTGGAGTTAAATACCAATCTTCAATGTGGACCTCAATATAAACTCCTCTATCTATTAAAGTAGTAGCTTTTTTATTCAAATGAAATAACTCACTTGTTGGAGTAGCAGATTTAAAACAATAACTAGTATCATAATCTAATAAATCTTGCCTCCTATAACTGCTAAAATGGTAAATCATTACTTTTAGTTTTAGTAGGTTTTACGTCATTTAATACCCATTCTTTAAAAGAATCAGCTATTTCTAATATCTTTGCAACATCAGACTCTCCAACGATATTACAAGCATTGGTAAGAGCATTTTGTTTTACTATCAACTCCTCTGTATTATATTTTTTCTTATTAGAGTAGTTATTAGATGGCTTAAAGTCAGCAGATACTGGCTTTACCTTATTAATAGTTTTTCCATTGTATTCTCTTGTTGTAAGCTCTATTTCTGTTGCTTGTCCAACAATAAATTTGTTTTGAGTTTCTGACTTGCTTAAATACTCTGCAACCATTCCATCTTCAAACTCAATAATATGCTTGAAGAATGTTCCCCATTGTGATTCAAATGATCCATCTTGTTTTAGTGATTTAACTAATTTTTCCATTTTTAAATAATTTAAATAAATAATAATATTATTGGAGCAAATACTATAATTACTCCTATGATTAATTCTAATGATGTTTCTTCTCTTTCCATTACTTTAAGTTTTCTATATGTAACAATCTCTGTATTAATAGCTCTAATCCATCTGCTTTTCCTTTATGATAGTAAGCCATGTTATAGTTTTTATTGCTATCTTCTTTTCTTGATTTCTCAGATTCTAGTTCTTTGTACTTTCTAAACTCTGCTATTGTTTGCATTATTAATAAATCTTGTGTAGTCATTTTAATTTAGTGTTAGTTAGTTATAAAAAAAGGGGAGATTGCTCTCCCCATTGTTATTATTTTGATTTTCTAATTAATTCAAAAGCATTTAATAAAGTAAAAGAACCATCAAGAGATTTCCAAAACTCTTTTACCTCTTGCATTGTTTCCACATCTACGTTATAAATATAATCACCTTTAACTAAAAGGTTTTTACCATAATCAAAAGCAATTTTGATGTCTAGTTTAGTTCCGTTTGATATGTTATGTAATTTATTCATCGTGTTATGTTTTAGTGTTATTGTTGGTACAAATATACAAGCTTTTTTTATATGTGCAAACTTTTTAACAATAAAAAGAGAAAAAAAAGTAATTTATTTTACTTTACTAGGTTAAAATAATTATATAAAAAAGTTAAAAAAGATTAAGATTTATTAGTTTTTAGACAAAAAAAGAGCCTATTAATTAAAATAGACTCCTAGAAAAACTAACACAAAATTGATTAAAATCAAATCAAAAGCAAATATATTAAAATATATGTGTTAAATGAGCAATCTGTCCGTATTTATTATGAATAAATCCCTCTACTGCTTTAATTGATCCAGTATAACCTTTTTGATAATGCCAGGAATCAGAGCCACTTGGAGAGCGTAAAAATTCACAAGTCACTCCTATATTATCAAAGCTAGACATAAATTTATATCTTTGTTTATGATGTAAGTGATGAAGATACCAATATCTGTATTTAGTATTTGCCCACATTATCGGCTCTTCTTGAGCCATATGTAAAGGCAATGAATTTAGTTTAGCTCCGTCTCCATGAGTCAATCCTATTAAGCTATTCTTCCAACTATAATACTTTCTATGCTTAGGTTCTGCATCAACACTAACTGCTTCTGTATTTCTATACCAGCTTTTAAGAGCATGAGCTAAATGGAATCCACTCATATAGTCATGATTGCTCATTGAATGGACACAATCAACTGGAGCTATTTGTATAAGCATCTCAACTATTTCAACATAAAGCTCTAATGCTTCTGTAAAATGTTTAAACCATTTGCCATCTGTATCTTGAGGAGTACCTTTAGTAGTTGATCCTCCTACATTGTCGGTATGTAAAATATCATTCCCTATACAAAACAAAATACGTTCTACATTAAATGATTCTGCAT